GGCGAATGTCGGCAATGTCATCCAGGTCCGCACGCGGCAGGATTATTACCAGATCGAATGGCCGCTACGCGCCCGGCGCTATGAATATGGCGTCTATGCTGACGAAGTTCTGCAGCATTTCTTCCCGCCGTCCATGTCGGTCATCACCAATATCGGCAACGGTTAAAAGCTGACGCGCCGCCTTTGCGCAAGGCGGCGCGATTTCGTTCCTGAAATGGAGTCGCGACATGAAATATCGGACGCCCGAGGGCGTGACCGCGCTATCCTGCGCGGGCGAAACCATCGCGCTGGACGAAGCCGGCGTTTTCGAAGCATCTGAGGAACTTGCCGACGAATTGAAGGCTCACGGTTGCGTCGCGTGCGAGTCTGATCTTTTCGGCATGCCCGTCATAGAAAAGCCCTTGCGCGGGCGTTCGCGCGCCGGGAAGGCGAACTGACCATGGCGCAAGGCGACCTCGTTTCGCTGGCGCAGCTCAAGGCGTATCTCGGCGTGCAATCGAACGGCGACGACCTTCTGCTCGCCGGCTTGATCCGCCAGATCAGCCGCGCGATCTGCGCCACTATCAATCGCTCCTTCGTCTGGCCGCGCGACGTCGTCGATCATTTCGATGGCAACGGCAGGGCGTCGATCCAGTTGCGAAACTGGCCGGTGGTTTCGGTTTCCTCGGTCTCGATCGATGGCCAGAATGTCTCGCAGGCGCAGACGCCCTGGGGCGTCGGATGGTTGTTGGAGCCGGGCGATATTGAGCCGCCGGGCGCCATGCAGAAAATTCTGCTGCGCGGCGCGACATTCTCGCGCGGCTGGCAGAACGTCGCGATTACCTATCGCGCGGGCTATCAGATTTCCAATGAGGCCTGCGTTGCGCCGGCCTCCGGGCCTTTCTTCGTGCAAGCCGCGCAGCCTTTTGGCGATTGCGCTTGCGATGCGGGCGTCACTTGCGCCGGCGGTCCGCCGCTCGCCCGCGTGGCGGCCAATCCGGCGCAGGGGCAATATGCGTTTGACGGCGGCGACGGCTATTTCTTTTCTGCCGCCGACGCCGGCCAGGCTCTTTTGCTGAATTATGGCTACGTGCCCGCCGATCTTGCCAGTTGCGCGCTGGAATGGGCAGCCGACCGTTACCGCTATCGCGAGCGCATCGCGATGACGTCGAAAAGCCTTGGCGGCCAGGAGACGACGGCGTTCCGCATCTCGGCGGTGCCCGATTATGTCGCCATCGCCTTGCGCAATTACACCTGCGTCATCCCGAGTTAAGCCATGTTGCAGATCAGCCTCGATGACGCCGCCGAATTTTCCGCTCGGTTGGACGTTTTGCCCGATCAATTGCGCGCGGCGTTGACCGAGAAGGTCCAAGCCCTGGCGTCGGCGCTCTATGCGCAGGTCGTCGGCGTCAATCTGAGCGGCTCCATCTTGAACGCGCGCAGCGGGGCGTTGCGGGATTCCATCCAGATCGAGGTCCAGGCCCAGGACGCCCGGATCGATGCGAAAATCTTTTCGGACGGCGACGTCCCCTATGCGGCGATTCTCGAATTCGGCGGCAAGACGGCGGCGCATGAAATTTTGCCCGACAAGACGAGAGCGCTGGCGTTTCTGACGAACGGCAAGCAGGTCTTCGCGCGCAGGATCCAGCACCCGGGTTCGACATTCGCCGCGCGGTCCTATCTCGGCGGGGCGCTGGACGATGCGAGCGGCGAAATCGTCGCGACGCTCAGGGAAGTCATCGCCGCCGCCGCTGAACAGCTGAGAGAGTCCCGATGAAAAACTCCCGCGAAGTAATCATGGCGGCGCTTTGCGCGCGGTTGGCCAGAGCGCAATTTTCGACGCCGATCAATGGCTGCGAAAGCTGGGCGATCCTGTCGCGGCGCGTGAAGTTGTGGAGCGATGTCGCGGCGGCCGACCAGCCCGCCTTGTTCGTCACGGAGCACGGCGAAAACATCGCTTATGCGAGTGATAACGCGCCCGGCAAAACGATCCTGAACGTCGATCTCTTCGTCTATGTCGCCGGGGCGAGTGATCCATGCGTTGTTCCGGCGCGCGATCTGAACATCGCGCTCGACGCGCTTTGCTCGGCGCTGGCGCCTGATCCCGCGATCGGTCGCCAGACTCTTGGCGGCCTGGTCCATCACTGTCGCGTCGAGGGACGGATCGTCAAGGATCCGGGCGACCTGGATGGACAAGGCCTCGCGCTCGTTCCGGTCCGCATCCTGGCGCCATGACGCCGCATTCGTTTCCAGGGAATTCGTGATGTCCAATTTTTCGCAAAACGCATCGGAGCAATCCGAAGTGATTGCCCGTGAAATCGAGGCGGCAATCGAATCCTGGTTTGTCGAGACCATCCACAATTCGCCGGTCTCGCGCGCCACCGAAATTTTCAATCACGTTCGCGTCGCGGTCGATGTCTTGAAAAAGAGACTCGCCGCACTTCTGCAGGAGCAATGATCCATGTCCAACACAACTTCCGTCGCTTTCGGCTCCGGCGTGCTGATCGCGACGCCATCGGGCGCCAATGCGACGCCCGTTCAATTCGGCGCCGTGCAGGACGTGACGCTGGATATCAGTTTTTCATCGAAGCAATTGTTTGGGCAATATCAGTTTCCCATCGCTTTGGCGCGGGGCGAGGGCAAGATCACCGGCAAGGCGAAATTCGCCAATATTGATGGACCATTGTTCAACGCCTGCTTTTTGGGCCAGACGTTGAATGCGGGGCAGAAGCTCTGGGCCTATAATGAGGCTGGCGCCGTTCCGTCGTCGTCGCCTTATAGCTACGCAACGGCCAACGCGGCCAATTTCGACGGCGATCTCGGCGTGGTCTATGCCGCGAGCGGTCTGGCCCTGACGAGGGTTTCCTCGGCTCCCGCCGTGGGCCAATACAGCGTCTCGGCCGGCGTCTATACCTTCAGTTCCGGAGATGCCGGCAAGGCTGTTCTGGTCTCCTATTCCTATACCCAGGCCAGCGGAGGATCGCGCGCGCTCATCGTCAACAAGGCGATGGGGACGGCTCCGACGTTCCAGATCGATTTCTATCAAACCAACCCCAATATTGCCGGCGCGCAATGGTCCGTGCGTCTTTACAATTGCGTTTCAAACAAGCTGAGCATCGCCTCCAAAACGCAGGATTTCGTCGTTCCCGAGCTCGATTTCGAAGCCCTCGCCAATGCGGCGAATTCGATCGGCGAAATCAATACGGCGGTTTGACATGGTTCCGGATCCGAAAATCAATTGCGCGGGCTCGCCGGTCGTCGCACTTGGCGGGCAGGAATTTTTCGTTCCGCCGCTCGCCCTGCGGCAGGCGCGTATCGTCGTTCCAGGCCTGCTGAAACTGATGCCCCGCCTCAACGCCATCCAGGCGCGCATCTCCGGCGGCGATCCGTTGGGCGCGACGCTGCTGGATCAGAATGACGTCGAGTTGATGCTCGATGTCGTCCATTGCGGATTGACCCGCGCCTATCCCGAATTGTCGCGTGACGATGTTCTCGATCTTGAGGCCGGATTCACGGAGCTCGTCGGGGCGCTCGCGGTCATCGCGGGGCAGACGGGCCTGTTTGCGCCAACGGAGGCGCAGCCGCCGGGGGAATGAAAGGCGGCGCTCCGGATTTCGACCGGATCGTCGCCCATTATTGCCAGATGTCCGGCGAGGCCTGGACCGACGCGCTCGAAGCGGAACTGACTTTCGTCAAAATCTTCGCCCGCCATGCCTATTGGCGGGAAAGTCCGCCGGCGCCAGTTTTGTTATCCGCGCTCGCGATTGGACTGGGCTGCTGGAAGCCGGAGCGTCGCGCCGATGATGCGGTCGCCGCGCTGCGGGGGCTGTTTCCGTCAGGGCGCATCTGACAGCACGAATGTGGTGTGAAAAGCGAGGACGGCATGGCCGAATCCAATGTTGCAATATCTTTCGGCGCTGATGCGTCCGGCTTTCTTGACGGCGTCGCGCGTGTTTCGTCGGCTTTGCAGACGCTGCCGGGCGATGTCGGCGCAGTGGGGCTCGGCGTTGACAAATCGACACGGAGTTTTGCCGCCTTCGGCGCTGGCGCGGCCAACGCCTTGTCCGGGATCGGCGACGCCGCGCGGGCGGCGAGCGCCTCTCAGGAGGATGTCGCCCGGGCGAGCCTCTCGGCGGTCAATCGCGAGATTTTCGCCGAGCGCGCGTCGCTTGCGGAAAAGAAATCGCTCTATGACGAACTGACCAAATTGAAGGTCATGAGTGGAGGCGAACGGCTTTCCGCCTCGCAGGCCGCCCTGAACGAGGAATATGCGGCCGAAAGGTCGCTGCTCCAAAAGGAGGGGCACCTTGGCGACCTGAGCATCCGGCAGCGGGAGCAAGTTGAGAATCGAAAGCTCGCGCTCGATGCGCGATATGCGCTTGATAGCCAGAAGATCATGCTGCAGTCAGTTGGGCAAATGGTCGCGCCGATGGACCATGTGATCGACTCCATGGCGTCCTCCTTCTCGTCCGGCTTGACCGGCATGGCCATGGGGACGCGCACGCTGAATCAGGCGCTATCTTCATTGGCCCAGTCGGTGGTGTCGCAATTCGTTCGCATGGGCGTCGGCATTGTGGCGGATTGGGGCAAGCGGCAGCTCGCTCTCGCGGCATTGTCGGCCGCCGGCGAAAGCCAGAAGACGGCCGCCGCCGCCGCCGGCGCCGCATCGCGTGGCGGCATTGCTGCAGGTGAAGCGGCGGCCGGACAAGCGTCCATCCTGAGCTCCGTGCTGAAAAACATAACAGCCTCGGCCTCCGAGACATTTGCAGGCGTGTTCGGCTTTCTGGCTCCAGTGATGGGGCCGGCGGCGGCTGGCCCTGCGGCTGCGGCGCAGGGCGCAGTGGCGTCGGTCGCGGCCTTCGACATCGGCGCCTGGTCGATCCCGCAAGATCAGCTTGCGATGGTCCATCGCAACGAACTCGTCATGCCGGCGGCAGAGGCGGGCGCGTTTCGCTCGATGCTCTCCGGCGCGACCAAAGGCGGCGGCGCGGCCGTGCCGACGACCGGCGGCGGCGCCAGCGTGCATTTGAACGTCAGCGCGCTCGATGCCGGCTCGGTCAAGAGCTGGCTCGGCGGCAATTCGCGCCAGATCATGAAGGCGATCAATCAGGCCGTTGCCGACGGCAATCATTTGGGGCTTCGACGGCTCGCGGGGGCGTAAGGTTTGGCACAGGTCTTTGGCGTTTGCCTTCTCCCCGCGACCGGCGAATTCGCTTATGACACCCGCGCGGCCTATGGCGCGCGCTGGAACCCGACGGGGGGAGCCTTCGGGACCGGCGCGCTCGAAACATTGGCGCCGGTCAATTGCTTTTATGCGCCGGACGGGACGACGACCGATTATTCCTATGCGATCGAGCAGTTGCAGGCGGCGCATCCGGAATGCCAGACGGTCGCCCTGGTCGTCGCCTGGTTCGGCAATTCGATCGATGCGGGCGCCTGCCAAATTTACCCGTCCACGACCTATATCAAGGGCGCGTTTACATCATGGACGGGCTCGACCTGGATCGTGGAGAACTGGCAATGCTCGGGGCTGACGCAGGCCTCGACCGGCCTGATCCCGATTTCGCAGACGGGCGGCAGCTTTTCCTATGGCGGCACGCCTTCGGACCAAAGCGTCGTCCGCTGCATCCAGGATTTGAAAGCGCGCGGACTTCGCGTCGTTTTCTACCCCTTCATCCTGATGGATTGCGCGGGCAAGCCCTGGCGCGGGCGGATCGGGGTTTCGAGCGATGTGAGCAGCGCCGCGACGGCGGCGGTCAGCGCCTTTCTCGGCGCGGCCTCGACCGGACAATTCACGCGCGACGCGACCAATTTGACGGTGGCTTATTCCGGCTCGCCGACGGATTTCAGCTATCGCCGGATGATCCTGCATTACGCCAATCTGTGCGTGGTGGCGGGCGGCGTCGATCTGTTCCTGATCGGCTCGGAATTGCGCGGCCTCGAAGCGATCCGCGGCCCCGGCTGGACCAAGGCGGGAACGACGGATGGCGGCGGCTTCGCGGTTTGGGATTATCCCTTTGTCGCCGGGCTGATCCAGCTTGCGGCCGATGTGCGCTCGATCTTCGACGGCGCGGGCCTCGCCAAGAAACTGACGACGTGGAAAAACCTGATCTCTTATTCGGCGGACTGGTCGACCTGGAACGGCGTCCAGCATTCGGGCGCGAACGGCCAATGGCCGCATCTCGACCGGCTGTTCGCCTCGGCGAATATCGACCTCGTTTCGTTCGACAATTATCTGCCGCTGTCGGACTGGACGACGGGCGATGGCGGCCTTGATCCGCTCAACTGGACGACCGCCGCGCCGACCTCATGGCCGCCGGCCTCGGGCGCCATGAATGGCCTCGGCCTGACCGGGACGCCCGCGCTGCACAGCCAGACTTATTTGCAGGCCAATATTGAGGGTGGCGAGAGTTTCAATTGGTACTACGGCGATTCGAACAATCTGGGGCGCGGGCTCGATCCACTCGGGACGGGGCAATATGTGAGCCTGCCCGAAGGCGACCGCGCCAGTCAGGCGCGCAACCCCTATTACGCCAACCAGCAGCTGCTCGGCCGCAAGCAATTCCGGTGGTGGTGGACGAACGCGCATCAAGCGATCTATGACGCCAGCGACGGCCTCGGATGGGCGCCGCATGGCCCGACGACACCATGGGCGGCGAAATCCAAGCCGATGATCTTCGTCGAATATGGCTTCGCCACGGTCGACCGCTGCACCAATCAGCCGAACGTCTTTTTCGACGCGAAATCGTCCGAGAGCGACACGCCGTTTTGGTCCGTGTGGGATTCCGCCGATGGCGCGACATTCCTGCCGCGCCGCGACGATCTCCTCGCCGCGCTCGGACTGCAGGCGATTTACGATTATTGGACTGGCGGCAAGAACGAAACTTCGGCCTCGGGCGTCCCGATGATCCTGACGCCCTTTTGCTGCGCCTGGAATTGGGACGCCCGCCCTTTTCCAACCTTTCCGCTCAATGCAAGCGCATGGGGCGACGGCGGCAATTGGGCGGCCGGCAACTGGATTGGCGGCAAGGGGCCTTATGTCCAGGCTCCGGCGGCTGACGCGCCGCCCGGCGCGGGCTCCTACGCCATTTTCCCGGCGATGACCGGGGAGGGGTGGAGCGTTTATTATTCGCCGCGGTTCTCGACGCGGACGATGGAGAAGGTTTCGGGGCGCGAGACGCGGGCCGGCGTGATGGCTTCGCCGCTGTGGGACATTGATCTGACGTTCAACTTCCTGCGCTTGGACGCCGCCAACGCCGAATTGCAGACTGTGATCGCCTTCATGCTGGCGCAGGCGGGGCAGGCGACGCCCTTCCTGTTCGCCCCGCCCGGCGGTCTTGGCGTCGCTTCCGGCGCGGCGCTCGGGATTGGCGACGGCTCGAGCAGGGCCTTTGTCGTCTCGCGCGCGATTGGCGGCTACAGCGAACGCGTCCAGGCGCTTACCAGCGCGCCGACTGTTTACGCCAATGGCGTTGCGGTTTCTGGATCGCTCTATGTGGTTTCCATCTTGCCGGCGACAGTGACCTTCACAACGGCGCCCGCCGCCGGCGTCGCGCTGACGATTGATTTTTCCGCCGCTCATGTCGCGCGCTTTGTAGATGACGATCTCGACTTCGAGCAATTCGCCGCGAGCTTCTGGGCGACCAAAACCCTGAAATTGGAGACGGTGAGAGCATGACGCTACCGACCTTCCCGACCTTGCCCGGACAGGGGTGGAGCGTCCACAAAAAGCCGACCTTCTCGACCCGGGTTTCGTCGCATTCCTCGGGCCGGGAGGTCCGCGCCGGGCTTTACGCCCATGCGCTCTATGAATTCGAGCTGACCTTCGACGGGCTCGACTCGTCAGGGGCTTTCCCCGGCCTGCAATCCCAATCGCTGCAAGTGCTGATGGGGTTCTTCCTGAGCCTCGGCGGCCAGTTGAACGCATTCCTCTATGTCGACCCGACCGACAATGTCGTCAGCGGCCAGGCGATTGCGACGGGTGACGGCGCGACAACCAGCTTCACGCTTGTTCGTTCCATCGGCGGCTATGTCGAGCCGATCAGCTATGCGGTCGCGGTTTCGGGCGTCACGGTCGGCGGCATCTCGACAGGCGCATGGACCTTGAGCGCGCCCAACATCATCACCTTCACGACGGCGCCGGCCAATGGCGCAGCGATCGTCGCGAATGTCTCCTACGCCTTCCAGTGCCGGTTCCTCGACGATCAGATGGATTTCGAGAATTTCATGTCCGGGCTTTGGAGCAACAAGAGCGTCAAATTCAGGCAGGTTCGATGAAAACCACAACGGGCGCGCTCCTGACCTATCTCAACGGCCTGCGCACCGCCAATGGCGACGCGCCCCTCTACATGGCCGACCTGTTCACGATCACGCTGGCGAGCGGGACCGTCCTGACCTATAGCGGCGTCGATGCGCCCGCCTTCTGGAACGGCAGGACCTATCTGGCGAATTCGGTCCTCATCGCCGGCCTCAAATACCAGGCCTCCTGCGGCCCCAATGTTGACAAGCAGCAGATCGTCATCGCCGCGCGCGCCACGGACACGATTGGCGGCGTCCCGTTCCTTCAGGCCTTGCAGCAGGGGCTTTTCGATGGCGCCTTCATCGAGCGCGAGCGAGCTTTCTTCTCGTCCTGGGCGACCTCCGGCGGCAATCTCATCCCGATCGGGACGGTCGTGCTTTTCAAGGGCCGCGTCGCGCAGATCGACGAAATCGGCCGCACCACGGCCAAAGTCACGGTCGCGTCGGACCTGACGCTGCTCGACATCGACATGCCGCGCAACTGCTACCAGTCGAATTGCGTCCATGTTCTTTACGGCTCGGGTTGCGGCCTGGCGCGGGGAACTTATTCGACATCCGGGAATGTCTTCGCCGGCTCCAGCCGCACGACGATCATTTGGCCGGGCGCGATTTCCGGCTTTCAGCAAGGGACGATCACCTTCACCTCGGGCGCGAACACGGGCGTCGAAGCGACGATCAAGGCGGCCGGCTCCGGCTGGCTCCTGCTTGCCTATCCGCTCCCGAGCGCGCCGGCCGTCGGCGACGTTTTCACGGCGGCCCAGGGCTGCGACCATACGAAGGACACTTGCAGCAGCAAGTTCAACAATCTGAATAATTTCAAGGGATTCCCCTATGTCCCTCCGCCGCAGATCATGACCGGCCCGCTCTCGTCCACCACCACAAGCGGAAGGGGAAAATAAATGACCATCGCTCGGGTCGAGGGCGCACAGCGCCAGTTCGACGAAAGAAATCGCGTCGCCGCGGAGGCGCGCAAATGGATCGCCACGCCCTATCACAACTGCGCCGACGTTTTGGGCGCAGGCGTCGATTGCGGCATGTTGATCGTCCGGGTTTTCGTCGACTCCGGCATGGTCGAGCCGTTCGATCCGCGCCCCTATGCGCCCGACTGGATGCTTCACCGGGACGAAGAAAAATATCTGGCCTTCTTCGAGGAACGCTGCGCGCCGGTTGAAGCGCCGGGCGTCGGCGACATCGCTCTTTTCCACTATGGCCGGACCTATTCGCATGGCGGAATCGTGGTCGAGGCCGATCCGGTTCGTATCGTCCATGCCTCGCATGACGCTCGCGCTGTCATCGAGGAAGGGCTGACGCAAAACCCGATTCTGACTGATCCCAAGCGCCGGCTGCGCTTCTTCTCGATCTGGGCGAAAAAGGTGGCTGGCTGATGGGTATTCTGCGCTCGGGCAATTCCACGGCGACCCAGATCACCAAATATTCCGGCCTGCAAATCCAGTCGACTTCGAGCGCCATCCCCATCCCAATCGCCTGGGGCCGCAATGTCCTGTCGCCCAATGTAATCTGGTACAATCATTTCTTCGCCTTGCCGCAATATTCCGGTGGCAAGGGTGGCGGCAAAGGTGGCGGCGGCGGCGGCAAACAGGCGACGAGCTATGACTATCGCGCAGCGATCATCATGGCGCTGTGCGAAGGCCCGATTCTGGAAATCGGGAACATCTGGACGTCATCGACGACGCCGACAAATCTGGCGGCGCTTGGCTTAAGTCTGTTCACCGGAACGACGCCACAAGCGCCGTGGGCGTGGGCCTCGGTCTATTATCCCTCGGAAGCCTTGGGCTATCCAGGCGTCGCCTATGTCTGCAATCAGATTTACGACCTCGGGGCGGCGGCGAGCGTCGGCGACAATAATTTCGAGGTCTGCGGCTTTTTATCAGGCTCGGGCGTCAACGGGCTCGATTGCGACCCGGCCCAGGTGATCTATGATTTCCTGACCAATTCGCAATATGGCGTCGGTTTCCCCGCTGCGTCTATCGACGCGAATTCGCTTTACGCCAATGCGGGGGACTCGTCCTACCAGACCTATTGCTGGACGGCGGGGATCGCGTTCAGCCCGGTCCTCAATTCAAAGGAATCGGCTTCGTCGATTCTGTCGCGCTGGCTGCAGCTCACCAATTCGACGGTGGTCTGGTCGGGCGGCGTGCTCAAATTCCTTCCCCTCGGCGACAGCGCGATCACGGCGAGCGGCAAGACCTGGACCCCGAACCTGACGGTCCTCTATGCCCTGACGGACGAGGATTTCCTTCACTCAGACGGGGAAGACCCGATCAAGATTACGCGGTCGGACCCTTACGCCGGCTATAATCAGCAGAGCGTCGAAATCCAGGCGCGGAACGATTCCTACAATACCGGGCCGGTCACGGCGTTCGACCAGTCGGCGATTGAACGCTTCGGCCTGCGCGCCGGATCGACCGTCACGGCGCATGAAATTTGCGACATCGCGGTCGGGCAGAGAGCCGCGCAATTGATCTTGCAGCGCGGGCTTTATATCCGAAACACATACGAATTCCGGCTTTCGGCCGAATTCTGCCTGCTCGATCCGATGGATTTGGTCAGCCTGACGGATCCGCTGCTCGGGCTGAACGCGACCGTCGTCCGGATCACGGATATTGAGGAAGCCGACGACGGGACGCTCTCAATCACAGCCGAGGAATTCCCGCAGGGCGTGGCGACCTCCGTCGCCTATCCGGTCCAGGCCAAAAGCAATGGCGTGCCGGCCGCCGATGTGACGCCGAATTCGGTCAATTCGCCGCTCATCATCGAGCCGCCGCCTTCTCTTTCTGGCGGTTCTACACAGTTGTGGATCGGCGCCAGCGCGCAAAACGCCGACCCGAACTGGGGCGGCTGCATCGTCTGGGCGTCGCTCGACGGGATTAGCTATTCGGAAGTCTCCGCCATCGCCGTCCCGGCGCGCCAGGGCGTGCTTTCGGCCTCGCTTGCGGCCTATGCGGGCTCGGCCCCGGACAACGCCAACACGCTCGCGGTCGATCTGACCGAAAGCGGCGGGACGCTGCAAACGACGAACAGCGCCGCCGCCGCCGCTGGCGTCACGCTTTGCTATGTCGATGGC